ATCTCGCGCCTTGCAGAAATGCTCGGCATGGACCGAAAAACGGTAGCCCGCAGGATCGCTGACGCCAACATCGCACCATCTGGAAAACGCGACGGCTATCCGGTTTACGACGGCCGCCGGGCATGCGAAGCGTGCCTGCTGCCACAAGGACCAATAGACGGTGATCAGCCGGTTGATCCTCGCAACCTTAAGCCGATGGACCGCCGCGCTTGGTATCAATCCGAGCGCGAGCGCATGGCGGTTGAGGCTGAGGCGCGGCAGTTGATACCGGCCATCGAGGTTCACGCTGAAATGGCAGAGATGGCGCGCGGGTTTGTGCAGTTCCTGGACACGCTGCCGGACGTATTGGAGCGGCGCGTGCATCTGCGCCCAGAGCAAATTGAGGCGATGCACGATCAGATCACGATTGAGCGCCAGCGGCTGTACGCGCAGTTTGAATCAGAGCAACAGGACGAGCCGGAGCAGATGAGTGGCTGAGGTCGTGTACGGTTCCGCGCGCGAGATTCGCCGCGGCATTGCAGACATGATCAGGCCGCCACAACAAACAACCGTCGCCGAGTCGATTGCGCGCAACCTGCGAATCGTCAACCCGTCAGGCGCGCGTGAGTATTGGAACCCGAGCACGGCTCCCTACATGGTCGAGCCGGTGAATCTGGTTCGCTCGCGCAGGTATGAGGGTTTGATTTTCATGGGGCCTGCGCGATCAGGAAAAACGATTGCGCTAGGTGATGGAGTGCTGGCCTATTCCATCGTCGATGACCCGGCAGACTGCATGGTGTTCGAAAAATCGAAAGACGATGCGGAGGACTACAGCAAGACGCGGATGCGACGAGCTATTCACGGTTCGCCGGAGTTGGCAAAACGCATCAGCGCTCGCGCGCACGATGACAATGTTTACCTGAAGACTTTTCGCAGCGGGATGAACATCCGCTTTGGTTGGCCGTCACTTGGTCAGACGAGCGGAAAGGACATCAGGCGCGCGCTGATCCTGGACGCCGATAACGCGACCGGCGACATGGCGCTAAGCGAAACATGGGGATTGGTGATCAAGCGCACGCAAACCTATATGTCGTCTGGTTTCTGTGTCGCTGAGTCGAGCCCTGCCAGGGATTACGACGACCCGCAATGGGTCGCAAAGCACCCGCACGAGGCGCCGCCCGCTGAGGGTATCGCCAGCTTGTACAACATGGGCGACCGGCGCATGTACTACTGGCCATGCCCGGAGTGCAAGGAGCCGTTTTGCGCAGCGCCAGGCGTCGGCCTATTCATGCTGCCGGCGTTTGATGAACTGGTTGAACGCACCCGCGTTGAAGATCCGCGCGCAATATCGCTGAGGCACGAGTGCATCTGGTGCCCGAGTTGCGGAGTGCAGATCGATCAGCGCTGGAAGCATCAAATGCTGCTGGCCGGCCGATGGGTTGGACAGGGCCAGAAGATGCACGCCGATGGAACGGTAACGGGAGAGCTGCTAGATGTACGGGTTCCGTCGTTCTGGTTGGGTGGCGTGGCTGCCGCGTATCAGTCGTGGGGATCGCTGGTTGAGCGGTACGTGCAGGCGGTCGGCCAGTACGCCAGGACGGGAGAGGTCAAGCCGCTAAAGACGACATGCAACGTAGACCAAGCAGTGCCGTTTATCCCGCCGTCCGCGCGAGCAAGAAAAGACGCCGATCAGATCGTTGGGCGCCGCACCGAACTGCAACAAGGCGTAGTGCCACACGGCGCCAGATTCCTGACGGCTCAGGTAGACGTGCAAGCCGGCAAACGTCGCGGTTTCGTCCTCCAGGTAGTTGCCTGGGGCCGCGACCGTGAGCACTGGATCATTGACCGCTACGCCTTGAAATCGTCCGAGCGATTGGACGCCGACGGCAAGGCGTACCCAATTGACCCGTCCGGCTACGTTGAGGATTGGAACCGGCTGAAAGAAAAGGCCATCGAACGGAGCTACCCGCTCGCCGATGGATCTGGCCGCGTGATGCGCGTTCGTCTGACGGTCTGCGATTCCGGTGGCGAGGATGGCGTATCGAATCGCGCCTATGAGTTCCATCGGCGACTGGTGCGCGAAGGCAAAGACAGCCGCTTTCGGCTACTAAAGGGCCGCGACACCGGGCCGCGGATGTTGGCTGATCAGTATCCCGACACGCGCGGCCGAAAGGACCGCGACAGCGGATCTGCCGGCGACGTGCCGGTGTGTTTGATCAACGTCAACGAACTGAAAGACACGCTGGCCGCTGACCTTGAACGCACGGTTCCCGGCCCTGGCTACTGGCACATCCCGCGATGGATGGACGATTCGCAGGTTCGTGAACTGACGTCAGAGGTGCGCACGTCGCGCGGCTGGCGCAAGGCGAGCAATTCGGCGCCAAACGAATCGGTTGATCTGTGCGCCTACGCCGAGGCTTCGTATCTGCGGCTACAGGGCGAGCGGATCGACTGGGACAACCCGCCAGCATGGGCGGCAGAGTGGGATCGAAACAGCGAGGTGAGCGCAGGCACTGGCGCACCGCAACCGACAATGACGCGCAGGCCGTTGATTAGGTCTGCGAGCAAATACCTGGGCGGCTAATGGCCACACTATCGCAACTGCAAACGTGGCTGACCGAGGCTGAGGTCGCGCGCCACAAGGTGCGCACTGGGCAGTCTGTCGAGTTGCGTACCTTAGGCGGGCGTACGCTCAAATACACGGCAGCCAATGCCGATCAGTTGGACGCCTACATCGCTGACCTGACGTCGCAGATCGCCGCGCTGCAGGGGTCAAGCAGCAAACGCCACTTTTTCCGAGTCGCACAGAGCGGCACAGGTTTCTGATGACCACTGAATCCGCAGCACCGATGCCGGCGTATCAAGCGAGCGGCACGGGCCGGCGTCTGCGCGCGTGGCGTCCGTCTGCTGTTGGCCCGAACATCGGCGCATCCGCTGACGCGATTGTGTCGCGCGTCCGTGACCTGGTTCGCAACAACCCGTGGGCCGGCGCGTCAGTTGATCGATACGTCAGCAACGCGATTGCAACCGGCATTCAGGCCAAGGCAGTCAACGGAACCGAGCAGGATCGCGCCGCGCAGGATGCGCTTTGGCGCGAGTGGGCGCAGGTCGCAGACGCTGACGGCATGCTGATCTTTGAGGCTCAGCAGGCGCTGGCGGCTCGCGAGTGGAAAGAGTGCGGCGAGGCATTTGCGCGCATCCGTCCGCGGCGCGAGGAGGATGGCCTCCCGGTTCCGCTGCAAATCCAGTTGATAGAGTCCGAGCAGTGCCCGCGTAGCTACTACGGCACTTCGCAATTCGGCAACCAGATCCGCGAGGGGATCGAGTTCAACGGCATTGGTAGGCGCGTTGCCTATTGGATGTACCGCGCGCATCCAGGCGATGCGGCAGCAATGATGACTGTCAACGGCAGCGAGTTGGTACGCATCCCGGCAGAGCAGATCATCCATCTATACCGGCCGCTGCGCGCTGGCCAGTTGCGCGGAATCAGCGATCTGACTGGCGTCGCGGTGCAGCTCTACAACCTGGACAGGATCAGCGATAACGTCAACTACAGAATCCAGATCGGCAACCTGTTTGCAGGATTTCTTGAGAGCGACAGGCCCGGCACTGACGGCGTGCTCGGCGAGTCCAGGTCATCGACTGATGATGACGGCACGGACGTTATCAGCCTGGAGCCGGGTACGATCAGCGAATTACCGGCCGGCAAAAAGATGTCGTTTTCGACACCTCCTGGCGCCGGCACTGACTACGCCGATTTCATGCGGTTCGGGCTGCTGTCAGTCGCCGCGCGCGTCGGCGTTCCGGCTGAGCTACTGACCGGCGACCTGCGCGACGTTTCTGACCGCGCCTTGAAGTTGATCCTGCTTGAGTTCCATCGCCTGATTGAGATGGATCTCTGGCTCTACTTCATCCCGCAGTTCTGCCAGCGCATCCGCGATGCGTGGTGGGATCAAGCGGTGTTGGCCGGGAAACTGGCAGCGCCCGACTACGCGACGCGGCCCAACTACTACCGAAAAACGCTGTGGATGCCAGAGGGCTGGCCGTATTCGCATCCGGTGCAGGACGTGACCGCGGACGAGAAAGCGATTGCTGCGGGACTCACGAGTCGGTCGAGGCTGGTGCTGCGCCGTGGCGAAGATCCGAACGAGATCGACTCCGAGCAGGCGGCCGACAACGCGCGCGCCGATGCGCTTGGGCTTACCTACACATCTGACGGCAGAAACGCGACGGCAGCACCGCCGCAACAAGGAAATGATCAATGAGCCTATTTGGGTGGATTTTGGGCCGGGACGCGCGGCAGGCAGTGACTCCGGCGCAGGCGCTGGCGTGCATTGCTGGCGTTCCGATGGCGATGGCGCCGAGCGGGCTGGACGTGCTGATCGCTGCGGCTCAGGCTGGCGGCCGGTTGGAATCTGACTATCCAGCAAAGAACGCTGGCAGTGATTCTGAATGGTCGTGGGGGCGGTACATCACAGAGGTTCGTGATGGTATCGGCTACGTCACCATTCACGGCCCGCTGTTCCCGCGTTCCGATCTGATGTCATGGTGGTATGGCGGCATCGGCTATGACGCGATCACTGAGGCCGTGCAAACGCTGGCGGAGGATGCTGGTGTAACCGCCATCGTGCTCGACATCGACAGCTACGGAGGGCGCGTACAGGGCTGTTTCGAGTGTGCGCGATCAATTCGCGCGGTCGATGCAATCAAGCCAGTTACTGCGTACGTCAACGATGCCGGATTCAGCGCAGGCTACGCGCTGGCATGCGCCGCGCGCAGGGTGGTGCTGACACAGACTGCAGGCGTCGGCTCCGTTGGCGTCATCTGTGCGCACGTCGATTACAGCCGCATGCTGGAAGGCTTCGGGATCAAGCACACGCTGATCTTTGCTGGCGAGAAAAAGGCGGACCTGACGCCAACGGCGCCAATTTCAGACCGCGCGCGCGCGGATCTGCAAACCGAGGTTGACCGCCTTGGCGAGCTGTTCTATGCGCTGGTTGCTGAGTTCCGTGGGCTTGATGCTGACGCCGTTCGCGCGCTCCAGGCCGGCACGTACTTTGGCCCATCCGCCGTCACCGCCTTGCTGGCCGATGAGGTTGGCGGAATCGAAGCGGCAATGCGGCAGGAAGAACCTGACGCTGAGGAATCGCAACCGCCAGCGGCGCCGGCCGACAGCGAGCCGGATGCATCTGCGTCTATCGAACCAGCGCCAACGCTATCCGCCGAGCATCAAACAAACATCGCCCGCGGCCTGGTCGCCAACGCCCTGGCATCCGCCGGCTTGCCAGCAAACATGACCGCTGCACTGTTGGCGCCGTCCGCGGGTGTCACGCCAGATACGGCGGCGGCTCGGATCGCGGCAGCCCGCGAACTCGCGACAATCTGCGCGGCTGCCGGACTGCCGGACGTAGCGCCGGACTACGCGGCGCGCGGCGTTGATGTCGAAACGGCGCGGGCGCAGTTGCTGGCCGCAAAGGCTGAGGATGGGCCGGAGATCCTGACGAGCCACCCGAAGCAAGACGGCGCGCGCAGCAAAACGAAAGCACAGAACATCTACGAGCAGCGAGCCGCTGCCCGAACCTAACGCGCATCAAGCGCTGTACCGAGGCCCGCGCTTTGCGGGCTTTTTCATTTCTGCCCGCAGAGGGCTAGGAGACTGCAAATGGCACTCACTGAAACCACCCATGCCGGCGGGCACATTCTGTCTGAGCCTGACGGCAACCGCGGCCGTGAAAACGGCACGCTCGCATCCGGCCAGGATCTGGCCGCCGGGACTGTGCTTGGTCGCATCACCAAGGCGCAGGCTGCGGCACCAATCCCGACCATCGTCGGCACTGGCACGGGCGCGATGACCGCGCTGACGTTTGGTCCTGATGTCCAGGTTGGCAGCTACGTCGTCACGCTGACCGCTACCAGCGCCACTGCTGCGTTCAGCGTCACCGCGCCCGATGGCACGGTGCTCCCGACTGGCAATGTCGGCACCGCCTACACCAGCACGCACATCAGCTTTTTGGTCAGCAGTGCCGGCACGATGACGAGCGGCGACTCTTACACGGTCGTCGTCACCGCGGCCGGGGTGCCCGTGCTGGTCGGCACCGGAACCGGCGTGGTGTCGGCGGTGAGCCTTGGACCCGATGCGCAGAACGGCGCCTATCGAGTGCAGTTGCTGGCCACCTCGGCAACCGCTGAGTTTGAGGTGATCGCGCCCGATGGCTCGAAACTCAAGCGCGGCCAAGTCGCGACGGCATACGCCAGCAATCACGTCAATTTCAACCTGGCGAACGGCGGCACGATGACCAGCGGTGACTATTTCGTCATCGTCGTGGCCAAGCCGGCATCGGGCTCGGACAAGTTCACTGTCCTGGCACCCACCACCTACAACGGCTCGCACATCGCGGCCGGCGTGCTCTATGCGGCGGTTGATGCGACGTCTGCTGCCAAGGCCTGCGTGGTGACTGTGCGCAATACGAAGCTCAACGCCAACGAACTGGTTTGGCCGACGATTGGCACGGCCGCAAAGGCAACTGCCGCGGCGCAACTGGCGGCCAAGGGCATCACGCTGCACTGATCGGCCGAATGGCCAACCGTTGAACCAGAAGGCCCGCAAATCGCGGGCCTTTTCATTTATGACTTTTGGAGATACGCCAAATGCCTTCCTTGAATGTTTTTGAGCAGGACGCTTTCGGCGTCATCTCGCTCACCGATGCAATCAACGCCATCCCGTTCACCCCAGGTCTTGCCGGTCAGGCAATCCAGTGGAACGAGCGCGGCGTTTCCACCACCTCGATCAAGATTGAGCAGGTGGACGGCACCTTGAAATTGCTGAACCCGACCGCTCGCGGCGGCAACGGTGAAACCAAGGTCAAGGACAAGCGCAGCGTGCGCTCGCTCTTGGTCCCGCACTACCAGCACGACGACTCGATCAACGCCGACGAGGTTCAGGGCGTTCGCGCGTTTGGCTCCGAAACCGAGGTTCAGTCGGTGCAGGGCATGGTCAATCAGCGGCTCGCCGAGGCGGTCACGAGCGTGCTTGATCCGACGCTGGAATATCAGCGTGTCGGCGCCGTCAAAGGCGTGATTCTGAATGCCGATGGCACCACGCTCTATGACCTGTTCAGCGAGTTCGGTGTGTCGCAGATTTCGACCATCGATTTCAATCTGGACGCATCGACTGACACGGGCGCCGTGCGCGGCGTCTGCGCCGATGCCGTGATCGCTTCGCTGGATGAACTGGGCGGCCTGCCGTCGTCTGGCCTGCTGGGCGCGTTCTGCGGCCAGACGTTCTTCAAATCCTTGCTGTCAAACATCGAGGTGCGCAACAGCTACAAGGGCACGCCGATGGCGCAGGTGTTGCGCGAGGGCTATGTCATGCCGAACGGCCAGAAGATGTATGGCGCTTTCGAGTTCGGCGGAATCGTGTTCATGGCCTATCGCGGCAAGAACGGCAGTACGCCGTTTGTGGCCGACAACAGCGTCCATATGTTCCCGCTTGGCGTCCCGAACCTGTTCCGCACGGTCTATGCGCCGGCCGATTACGTTGAGACGGTCAACACGATTGGCCTGCCGCGCTACGCCAAACAGTGGCTGAGCCAGAACGGCAAGCGCGTCGAGATGGAATCGCAGAGCAACCCGCTTTCGTATTGCGTCCGCCCGCGCGTGCTGCTGCAGGGCACCACCACCTGATCTGCGGCGGCATGAAGTAAAGCAACACCGGCCCGGCTAACACCGGGCCACCAATTTCTATTGCTGCGCCACGCGCGGCAAATAACCGGATGCACCAATGACCGAGCCAGTCAACCTAATCATCCGCCAGGGCCAGTCCGTCAGCCAGTTGCTGCCGGCGACCGGCTTGGAGACGGCTGGCCGTAAACTGGTTGCGCACATCCGCGACGCGATTGCATCGCCCAACGTCATTTGCATTCTGAGTTCTGACGGGCCGGCCAACAAACTGCTGCAGTTTGTGGACGGCGGCATCCAGATGACCATCGGCGCCAGCGTGGTCGCCGCGTGGCCGGTCAACGCCAAACGCGTTGAATGGGTGTACGACGTTCACAGCTACGACGAGGCCGACGTCGAGGACTCGATCACTACGCACGCCGGTTCAGCGATTGTCTACGGTACGCCGACGCGGCCTGACGACGTTACGCCGTCCGAGTTGATGCCAAGCGGCGATGCGCGATACACCCGGTTTGACGCCGCTCAGGATTTGGGGCCATCTGGGCGCATTCAGGCGCAGCTAAACATTCTCGGCGAGGAATACAGCCCTGGCGGCGGCGGATCGGGCGATGTGGTCGGTCCGGCATCCGTAACTGACAGCCATGTGGCCGCGTTTGATGGCACGACTGGCAAGCTGCTCAAGTCTGGCGGCTACACCATTGCAGGCCTGCTTGCTGCTGCGAGAGACCGGGCCACGCACACCGGCACGCAGTTAGCCGCGACGATCAGCGATTTTGCGTCAGCGGTTGGCGCGCTGCTGACATGGGCAGGAATCAGCGGCAAGCCGAGCACGTTCCCCGGACAGTGGGGAGACATCACCGGCACGCTGGCCGATCAGACCGACTTGGCTGCAGCCCTGACCGCGCCCGTGCTTGGCCCCGGCACGCGGATCGAGCTCGGCGGCGATATGGCGTTTGACCTGTACTACGCCGACGCCACTGGACTGCTGGCGCGTCTTGAAACTGAGGCAGGCAAATGGCTGCGGGCAGATCCATCGACTGGGGCGCCGTTCTGGTCGGTTTTCAGCCTGTCAAACCTCGACCAAAGCGCCGCAACCACTGGGCAGGTCGCGACGTGGAACGGTAGCGCGTGGGCGCCGGCAACGCCCAGCTCCGCGGCAGGCGGATCATCCGGGCAGGTGCAGTACAACTCAGGCGGCGCGCTCGCTGGCGATGCTGGCCTGACGTACAACGACACGACCGATACGCTGTCAGTGTCCAATATTGCGAGCACGACAGGCACCAATCTGGCGGTGTCCGCAACTGCACCATCCGCTACGACAGGTGCAAGTCAGGCCGGCAAATCGGCAGCGCTATCGGCCAGTGCCGCGGTGGCATCAACCAACACGGCTGGAGCTGCCGCTGGTGGTGACGTTACGCTGACGTCTGGCGCTGCTGCGAGGTTTACTAGCGGCAATGCCAACGGCGGAAACATCACGCTAAATGCTGGCGCAGGTATTGGAACCGGCACGCAGGGCAACGTAACGCTAAACGGTTATCAGGTCATCGTTCCAGGTGGAACGGCGTCCGCTCCTGGTATTGCATTTAGCGGAAGCCCGACGTATGGGATCAATTTCTCCGCATTCACGATGCGGTTTCTATACAACACGTCCGCTTATATTGCGATAAGCAGCGGCAACGTCGATTTCAACTCATTGACCGTAACTGGCAACAGTGCAACCACGTCTTTATCTGGATTCAAGCGCAAAACAAACACGATAGCCGGTGGCACTGCATCGGTTACTGGCGTCAACTCCATGGCGCTGCACTCAAACTCGTCAGCTACGTCGCTAGCAATTCAGAACCTTCCTGCAGCGTCGGCCGGTCTTGAGTTTGAATACTACGTGCTTGATGCGGACGGGATAAAGCTAGTAGCTTTAGCTGGCGACGATATAAGAGTGATTGATAAAGTCACCGCTACCGGCGGCTACATCCAATCTACGACGATTGGATCGTCTGTCAGGCTGGTGGCTGTAGACAATACAACGTGGTTCGCGCTCCCGATTCAGGGAGTCTGGACCGATGGCACATTTACGTATGACGACACCAGCCTGACCACGCCATAGGAGCGACTGATATGGCAAGCATGACACTCACCGTTGTTGGCCCGCACGTCGGGGAGTTTTCAAAAACCTACGCGATCTCGGACGCAGACGCGCCGAAGATTTTGGCCGCGTGGGGCGCCAAGATCGGATCAGCAGACCCTCGCACCATCGTCGATGGGGTTGCGGAAACGATCATGAATGACGTGTTGCGCGTCACCTATGACCACGATGTGCGTGTCGCGATGGAGCAGGCAAAAGCTGCCGTGCAGGTAGTCGAGGCAACGCCGGAGCCGTCTGCGTGAGCCGCTCAACCCTCCGCGAAATTGACGCCGAAATGTTTGCCGCATTTTCCGATGCCGGCATAGCCGACACCGGTACGCATCGCACACGCGATGGAGTGGAAACCACCGTGACGCTGCTGCACGACGACATCGCGCCCGATAACTATGCCGAGGGGCCGGTGAGCGTGGGCGTGCGGCGGCGCGAGTTAACGCTGCAGCGCGCCGAGGTGGAGGCGTCCGCTGGCGATACCGTGGTGATCGACGACACGGGCGAGACGCTGCAACTGCTAAGCATCAGCGACCAGGATGGCAGCGTAGTTCGCTGGTCGGTCACACCAGTACGGGGTGACGGCCAATGACCCACGGTCAAAAAGTATTGCGCGCAGTCGCCGCCCTGGTGGCCGCCGTGCGCACGTCTGCCGGCTACGCGACGGAGGCCGGTGCGGATGTTCAGATCCAAGCCCCAGCGTTCTTCACCGCTCCCGAGCTGGGCGACTGCATCACGTTGGTCTACAGCGCGACCAAGGAGCGGTCGCCGTCGATTGCCAATCGCGAGACGCCAGTGTCGATGACTGTCGGCGTTGACGCGCTGGTCAAACGGCAGCCGGGCCAGGAGTCCGACCAACTTGAAGCGCTTGATGCCGATCTGGCGCGAGCACTGCAGCCCGAGAACATGCGGTTGCTGTACGGGGGCGCGCGACTCGGGTCAATCGCCATCACCGAAACCGTCACCATTTCCGATTTAGTCGAATCCGGCTGGATCGGTCTGCGCGTCACGCTGCGCGCGAATTTCCGGGAACGCTATGGCGACCCGTCCACCGTATTAACGTGAGGATTTACCTATGTCAACGTCGAGCGCAGCACTTCCAGTTGTAGCCATCAAAACCAATCTCGTGCATGCGGGCGGTGTCGTCACCATCGCACCGCGTGATGCTACCGGCCCGCTGGGCGCATTCGACCCGGGCAACGTGCCGAGCGTCACCCTGTCGCGCGCCATCGAAACCGCGACCGTGGTCGAGTCGCGCAGCGGTCTGTTTGAGACGTTGCAGGAGCGCACAAAGAGCGTAAAAACCACGATTAAGCTCGGCATCATGAGCATGACACTGGAAAACTACGCGCTGTTCACTGGCGCGCAGATCGAGGAAAAAACGACCGACGGAACGGCCGTTTCGTCCGGCGATGAACTGCTGCGCGGTGCCCGTGTCGGCGGATCGTGGTATCTGGGCGTCAGCTCCAGCTATCCGGAGGGTCATCGCGCGATCACGTCGTTCAGCGGCCTGACGGTCAAGGCAACCGCGCGCGCCAATTCGACGGCGTATGCAGTTGGGGCCGTCATCAGTAATTCGTCCATCGCTTACGTGGTCACTGCGACGACTGGTGCTGGCCTGTCTGGTTCGTCGGCCCCGACGTACCCGACGGCTGGCGGTACTGCCACCGATGGCGATCTGACGATCAAGCACTTGGGCCCGACCGCGGTGGACACGGCCGATTACGTAGTCTCGTTGACCACCGGATTGCTCACGCTTAAGGGCACCACGAGCGACATCAACACGAGCATCGAGCGCATGCCGTCCGGCTACACGCTGACGCTGCTGCCGGCCTACACGCCGACGGCTACCGCCTATCAGCGGCTGGTCCCGCGCAGCACTACGCAGGAATACACGCTGCGATTTAATGGGCAGACTTCCGACGGCGAGCCGCTGCACTTCGTGGTCCCGTACTGCACCATCGTCGGCGACGGCGATAGCGAATGGATCAACAGCGACAACCCGCAGTCGTTCTCACTGACCGTTACCTGCCTCAAGCGCGACAGCAGCAACGAGTCGGTGATTCCGTTCGGCGACACGAAGTCTCTGCCGTGGACCTGAGCGCGCAAGCCGGTTCGCTGCCGGCATCCACGCTGGCTGAGGTGTCTGCCGTGGTCGCCATCCTGGCGGTCAACGGCGTGCCGGCCGAGGTCACGCGCCCGTGGGACATCCTGCTGGCGTTTTTGCCGTGGTATGCCGTGGAGACACGGCAGACCATCGACTCACTGTGGGCGCTGCCAGCGCGTGTCGTCGTGGCCGGCATCTGTGACCGGCTGCCGGCGCTGTGCGCTGATCAGTCGCGCGTGGAAGCGGCCCAGGCTGAGTTAGGCTGGCTGATCCCGCTGCTACAGCGCGGGCTGGTGCGCTAATGCCCATCGTCGCCAGCACCAAGGAGATCGAGGATCTGGGCCGCGCGTTCGCACGCGCCGCTCAGACCACCCCGATTGAATTTGTGCGGGCGCGCAAGTCCATTGCGCGGGCGGCTGGCACTGAGGCGCGGCGCGCTGCTGCGGCTGAGTACAACGTCTCGCAGCGTCGAATCGGGCAGGACATGACGGTATCGGAAACGGCGCTTGGCGTGCTGGTCACTGGGCAGAAAAGGACCATCACTTTTGTGTCGTATGGGTTCAAGCCGACGCGCAAAGGCCTCGCCGGCAAGATCCGAAAAAAGGGAAAGCGGTCGGTGTGGAATGGATCGTTCATTGCCATTGGGCTGAACGGCAATAGGGTCTCGTTCTGGCGCCATGGCGCCCCGCGCGTGATGACCGCCGGCCGCTATGAGGGCCAGCGCAAACAGCCGTTGCAAGCGCTGCACGGCCCATCCGTGTCCGACATGATGCGAGATACCCGCGTTGCCAAGCCAATGCGCGAGCGGATCTGGGAGCGCGCCCGTAAAGAGCTGTCCACGCGCCTGACGCGCATCACGAGGGCGCGCTGATGGCACGCGAGGTCAACGAGCAAGAGTTCCGCCTGATCGACCGCGTTTCGGCCGGTATGCAGACCATGGCGGCCGGCGTCGGGCGCCTGCGCACCGGCATGACCGAGTTGAACCAAGGCGCCGAACTGGCCGCCAAGGGCATCGGGTTGGTGCGATCCGCTGCCGAGTCTATCGGCGGCGCGGTGCAGGGTGTCGCGGACTATCAGACCGCGATGGCGCGGGTTAATGCGCTCACCCGTGCAACGGCCGACGAACAGCGCGCGCTGAGTGATTCGGTGCAGGCGGCGGCGACTGACCTGGGCGTGAGCGCTGACGTAGCCGCCAACGCGCTGCTCAAAATGGCGCGCGATGGGTTCTCGGCGCAGGAGGCCGTCAATGCGCTTGGCGATACCATGGCCTACGCCAAAGCCAACGCGCAGGAAGTCGGTCAGGCGACCGAGCAACTCGGCGGCATCCTCGATTCGTTCGGCGAAAAGCCGGCGATCATCGGGGAGCTTGCTGATGCACTGACCGCAACCGCACAGGCGGCCGGCACATCTACAGAGGCGCTCGCCAAAGGATTGCAGGGCGTCGGCCTGGCTGCCGACGAGGCGGGTCTGAGCCTAGATCAAACCCTTGCACTGCTGGGCCAGCTCGCCACCCGCAACATCGAGGGCACCGCGGCCACGCGCCAACTGGTCACAATCCTGGGCCAATTCCGCGACCCTGCCAGCGCAGCAGGCAAAGCACTGGCCGATCTTGGCTTGTCAGGTCAGTCATTCTCGGCAGTCCTTGAGCGGCTGAGCACCGATAGCGGCGCAGCCACCAAAGTGCTGGAAACGCTCGGCAATCGCCCGCGTGCGGCGCTGCAAGCGCTGCTGGCTGATGGCGGCGGCGCGCTGAAGGGTCTAAACAAAGTCATCGCCGAGAGCGCCGGATCGTCGAAAAAAGCGGCGGATGCGCTGGGCGGCACGTTCAATGACGCGCTGCAGCGAGCGTCGGCAGCGTTCGATCAGCTCAAGATCGCGGCGGCTGAGCCTATCCTGACGCCATTGGCTGACGGCCTGACCGCACTGGCCGCGCGACTGACTGAGGTGGCGCAGTCTCCGGAGTTCGCCAATCTGGCGAATCAGTTTGCGCAGTTCGTCACGACGGCCAGTGAGCAAATCATCCAGTTCCTCGGCACATTGGATTTTGCCGCAGCAACGCAGCGAATCGCGGATTTTGTGCAGTCGGCGTCTGATGGTTTCCAGACCCTGGCCGACGTTGCCAGCATCACCGCCGACACCATTGGCACCGCCTACGACGTGATCAAGGGCGGAGCCGCGGTCGTGGTCGAGTCGTTTGCCGGCGTCGCCAACGATTTGGCAGAGGTTGCGGCGGCGGTCGGCATCCCGGCCGAGAATCTGGCGCAGGCGTTTGACGACGTTGCCAAGGGCGCCAACACGCTCAGCAATGAGGCGCTGGCATCACTGCAAAAGCGCTTCGGTCTGACCGAGGAGCAGGCGCTCAAGGCCGCGGCGGCGCTCGGCAAGACCGCGCAGGCCAGCCGTCAAGCGGCCATTGATTTTGAGTCACTGGCACTCGCCGCGCTACCGGGTCCACTGCAAGCGCTGGCCCGTGCCGCTATCGAGGTCGGCGATTCGATTGGCAGCATTCCGCCAGCGCCGCGTATTGTTGAGATCGGCAATCAGTCAGACGTTGCGGCATCCAGCATCCAGGCGCTAGAGATCCAACTTGCTGCGCTAGTCAGGACGCAGGCGCTACTAGCTGGGTCCGGGCAGGCAACGTCATCGGCAATGTCTGGGCTGAATGCCGCTATCGCGGACACCGAGCGAAAAATCCAGGCGCTAAGAGATGCGCACAAG